AAGAACGAGTCTGGTTAACTCGTCTTGTGAGTATTCCGAGTCACCAACTTTAATAGTTTCTGGTACTACTGGTGTCTCTACTACAGGTACTATTGGTTGTTCTTCCATAGCTTCATTTAATTTTTCTTCTAATTGTTTTGCGTCCATTGTCATTCACCTCCTCTCACGGTTTCTTACGAACCGCTGATTCTTGGTACAAAAAAAAGGCCTCTGCACAAAAATGTGCAAAGACCTTCTAAATCGTCTTCGTATGGTTCGGCTAATTCCGAACTGCTGAAATAGTAGACGATTATTTCTTAGTCGTCAACTTTTTCGGTTGTTGCTTGTTCTCCATCTGTTTGACTTTCAGTGCTGTATCTAACGCAGTTTGTTGTGCCTCATCACGCCTTATAGTCTCAGGGGAGAGTTCAATCCCTACTTTCTGTGCCATCTGTGCCTTGCCTTCTGGTGGTAAGTCTTTAAAGCTGATTGATTCTGATGGGCCTTTGGGTGCTTCAGGTTGTTTACCTTGCTTCTCAATCACTCCTGAGTCACGTAATGCTTCCATTGCACCAACCTTGGTTTCCATGATGCGCTTCTCACTGGCTTCCTCTCCGACTTCGCCTGCTTCTTTGAGTGCTTCTAGCAGTGCTACTTTCATTTGTGTAATCTGATCTTCTGTGAGTGGACTTGATTGTGTCCCCTGATCCATTGCGTCTATGAACTCACTGGTTGAGCCGTAGCCGAAGGTTTCAAGGAATGACTCCACTGATACTTTGACAGCTTCTTGTGTCAGTAAGCCTTCTTGTGCGAGTGCTCGCATGTACTCTGAAATCTGCTGCATGGCTTGGCGCTTCCCTTCCATCGTGTAACCCAAGCCTGTTTCAATCTGGATGTCTACCATTGTGTCGTGTTTGATCTGCACAACGTCTTCAGGCATATCTATATCCAGTTGTTTGTATTTCTCAGCTCCCTTTTGCCCGACAATATCAAAGTAACTTGGTTCACCTTTTTCTAAGTAATATACAGTCTGTGGTGTAACGAAGTAATCAGCAGCATAGTCAATAAGACGCTCTGAGATGCGTCTGACTGTCTTTTTAAGCATATCTGTTGGGATCTTGAGATTAGCGTACTCTGTAGCCTTCATAGACTCTATGGCGACACCTGACTTAACGCCCTCAGGGAGTTGACCAAGTGTTGAGGTCGATGCACCTTGTTCTTCAATGATGTTATTGAGTAATTGGATAAAGTTAAAGACTGTTGCAGGTAATGCTACGAGATTCATCTGTTCAGGAGCTTTTGCTTCGTATTCAATTGTTTGTGCCCCTGCTTGGTTAGTAACTGTGAAGTTCTCCCCTTTCCGCTTCATAAAGACACCAACATTCATGGTATTGAGGTATCTTTCAATACGAGACATTGCAATATCCAGTGACTTGTTAGCAGGGATGAACCTCTCAATAAATGGCACCTGATACATTGGCCCCGGTTCAAAGCGGAAGTCAATCAGTGGGTATCTACTGAGATTGAGGTACTTGTCATAGAGTGTAACGCCTCCTGCAGCACAAACTTGTCTGATGATCTTATCTCCTGACTTTTTGCCTCTAAAGCTATCTCCTAAGTCTGATGCTACCTTCTCCATATTGTCTTGGTTAATGTACTCCATGATGTATGCTTCCTTAAGAATCAGCGTTGCAGCACTATCAGCTTGTGTTGTCGAGCCAAACCTGACCTGCATATATGCTTGTTTGACTTCACTTGAGGCGTATCTGTTGTCTGGTGAGATCTTAGCTAATTGCTCTGCGTCATAGATGGGATTTGCTTTGAGCTTACTAATTAGTTCAGGTGAGGTCATAACAACCATTGGTGAATCATCTAATTCAGTCATATTTCCCATTGTGTAGACGTCAAAGAAGTCACGAACGACTGAGGTTATTTTCTGCTCATTTGGGTCTGGGAGGATTTGTAGGTATGATACACCATGCTTAGCAGCAAGGATGACCATAAAGATCAGTTTGTCCATGAGTTCTTGTTTGCGCCATTCCTCCTCAAGCCAGTGTCCCTGTCTCTTTGCTAAGTCTTTGGCCGTATCCATTGCCTGTTGGTATTCAGGTGACGGCACACGTTTGCCGGTCTTCGGATCAACCTCTTGACCCATAAAGTTCTGCCTACTAACTTTCTCAGGATAGACAACAGGGTGTGGGTCAAGCCCTAGTAAAAGATTAGCAACTCCACGTATCTGTCTGCTAGCTTTTGGTATTGCTCGTGTTGGGCCTTGTGGGTCTTTCTTGCCAGCGTCAACTATATGTCCTGTGGTGCGTGACACGTATCTAAAGTGATGTCCATCATCAAAGAAATTGTTGTCATAAGCCCTTCTCTCAAAACCTCTCCTCTGAAAGTCCATCTGCGTGACAAAGTTATCTATCTCTGCACCAATCTTATCTGTTGGCATGCCTGCTGTTGCGTTTATATTTTTATCCATTAGTTACTTCCTTTCCGTATGAGCTTGCGTACATTCTCAAGTGACTGCGTAAAGTTCATATCTTCAACTGGTATTGAACCATTGATTGACGGCTTACCTGAGAGAAGTCTTCGGGCATTTCCAGGTGACTCATAGAACCCTTTGACATTACTTGGAATCTTGCCTAACAAGTTGTTCTCTGCCCAAGCCGGTACTGCTGTGCGGAGGGCTTGACCAAACTTACGTCCTGCATCACTCTTTCCCTGAACACCTAGTGCCATCACAAGCTCCACAAGCCTCTGTTGCTCAGTCTTCTTTGGGTCAGCATATGCCGGAACACCAAAGGTGTCTGCATTGAACTTCCTAACCTTGCCTAGAACAGGTGTGTTGTAGTTGGTTGGGCTTAATTGTTTGATTAACTGACTAATTTGATCCATTTTGCTCCTTTATCATCTTGTTGAATGTCTCATCATCCATTTGTTCTGCCAGTACCAAGTCAGGATCTGTTTTTTCTTCCTTAACTGGTGCTACTTTGTCTACTAACTCAGCCTGTGTGACCTCATCTAAACTCTTTGCTTTGATAAGTCTCAGTAAATCTTTGTGCTGTTTGGCTATTACTCTGCCATTAAAATAACGCTCAACTAAGAGAAAACCGATCACTGCTGATAAAATTATTTCGCTCATTTCACAAAGTCCCTCTTCTGCCAATACTCCTCAAAAGGATTTGGTATCTTAAAAAACTCATACATAAAGAATTTCGTATCAGGCTCTTTAAACACTTTGTACTCAGTGTGTATAACGTCAATGAGTACCGGTACACCGTTGTGTGTATAGGACAACTGATACTGATTTGCCTCTAAGTGTGGGATGAATTGTTTGAGCGTTCTGAACTGGTGGTCAGTCAACTCGCCTTTCTTCACCCCAATATTTACTTCTTCATCTCCCTCAAGACCCTCGCCTCTATACACATGCTTGGCTGTATTACCAAACAACATAAATGGGATTTGTGCCCTTTCACACATCTCCTGAACGTGAAATAGTGCGTCTTCTAGTTGCTGTGCGCTAATAGTAATCGCCTGCTTCTCCATCGTCTTCTCCTTGTTGTCCGCTAAGTGCTTTTGCATACATTTCCTCAATTACTGTCTTCGGTTGTTCTTTGACCTCTACATACTTGGGCTGTAACGCCCATACTGCTAAGGCGTGACTCATAACGATATCGTCATGAAATCCTAACCTCGCACCATACCTGATTTTCCCTGTTGGCCCTATTTCGTATGAGTAGTTATCAAACTCAAACTTGGTTTCCTCCATGTTTATCATTCTGAGTTTCTTCTGCTCAATCCAAATGGATAACTTCTCGACTAAATCTTTCTTACTCTGCTCTGTGAACTTATATGGCTCAACTGCAACACCTGCTCTAGTTAAGTCGTCTGCTATCGGATCCCCTATGCCTGTTGCGTCAAGCATGACTAAGGCGTTGTTGTACTTCTGTGCAACTGCTGCAATCTTTGCTTTCTGAAACGGCCACTCAAGGGTCTGAAAACGTTCCTGATACACTTGTGCATTGGTAGCACGGTTATAGACTGCCATCACCGTGTAATCCTGCACCTTTGCCAAGTCACATCCTATGACGTACATCTGCCCTGCAATTTCTTGCTGTGGCACAGCATTCATCACTTGGTCTACTCCCCTAAATACTGAGCCCTCACCTTCCAAAAACTCACATTCATACTCCTGGTTCCAGATAGCAGGAATTGCTGTTTGCTTGGATGCCTGCAACTCATGCAGTGGAATAACTTGTGATTCTGATGCTTTAAGCCTCCAGCTCCACCAGTCTTTGTCTCCTAACTGTCCTCTCTGGTAGAACTCAAATAAGTGATTCTTACCCTTTGGTGTACCGATAAACCAACACCATCCGGCGTTGCCTCTAAGAATCGGTTCGACCACATTCCAGACCTCACGCTTCATGGTTGCGTACTCGTCAAGGACAATCCCAAATGGACCTGCACCCCTAAGAGAATCTGGATCATCTGCGCCTTTAAGCTGCAGGATTGAACCATTCTTGAAGTACACCACTAACTCGGCTTCATTTTTCTTGAGAATTAATTCTTCAGGTATGATGTCAAAGAGCATTTGTGGATCTCGCCATATTGCGTCTTTCGCCTCCACTCGGGTAGGAAAGACATGCCAATAGACGCCAACTCTAAGTTGAGTCCACCGTACTAACTGTGTTATTGCTGTTGTTGTTTTCCGTGCTCGTCTGTGCCATATCAGCACTAGAAAGCGTGACGACACCTGCGTAAGCACCTTCACCTGATGCGGTTTGAGCTTGCTGTAATCGGGAAAGGTAGGATAGGTAGTCAGCTCCTGCGATAATGTTGTGTTTGATTGGTTGTCCATCTTCACCTGTTATTTCTAAAGCCTTAATAGCCGGTATGGTTCGCTCAAGAACTGTCTTGATTGCACCAAGTGCTATCTC